ATCCGTTGGAACTCGATACCCGCTTGACGGGCAGCGATAACGTCCGGATGTGACTCAACGGTCTTTTGAATCGCCTTCTGGGGATTCTCAAAAAAGTCTACTTCAGGCTCTACCTGTTCAACAGGTTGCGATTTTGACGAGAGATTCTGCTTGATCAGCTCATCGGCTAGTTTCCGCACTTCCCCGACTTCCTGCGCCTGGCGACCAATGACCTTTTCGGCCTCTTGGTGCATCTTGACGACATCCTCAATCGACTTCCCGCGATAGCGGTCGGGCAACTTGGGCGCTAATGATGTGGGCGTCATCCATGAGCTGGTGGTCGCTGATGGTACGTACACGATCCTGTTCGCCGGCAACAACAAGATTTTTAAGCTCGATGGCAGCAACGCCGTTGTCGAATTGACCTACGGGGGAGGGGGTACTGCCCCAACCATCACAGCCAACAACTGGCAGTGCGCCTCGCTTAACAGCATCACGTACTTTTTCCAGACAGGCCACGACCCGCTGATTTACGACCCGGCAGTCAGCACCACGACCTATCGTCGTGTGAGCGAAAAGTCGGGTTACGCGGGTACGGTGCCCTCTGGCGATATCGTCATTTCGGCGTATGGCCGCCTGTGGATCGCCAACACGGCGTCTGACAAGCAAACGCTGACGTTTTCTGACTTGCTGGCTGGCCACATCTATACCGGCGGCACATCGGGCACATTAAATGTCAACAACGTTTGGCCTGCTGGGCCGGATGAGATCGTTGGCCTGGCTGCGCACAACAATTTCCTGATCATCTTCGGCAAGCGCCAGATACTGGTGTATCAGGGCGCAACGGCACCAGCCACCATGTCGTTGAACGACACGGTGGTGGGTATCGGATGTATTGCACGCGACTCGATACAGCCTACCGCAACCGACGTCTTCTTCCTGTCCAACAGTGGTGTGCGATCGTTGATGCGCACGATCCAAGAGAAGTCAGCGCCGTTTCGCGACATCAGTAAAAACGTGCGTAACGATCTGATGGGTATTGTGGCGGGCGAGACGCTCGCTAACATTAAGGCCGTGTACTCCGAAGTCAACGCGTTCTATTTGCTCACGCTGCCGACCAACCAGTCGGTGTACGTGTTTGATACCCGTGGGTATTTACCGGATGATTCTTGCCGTGTGACACTATGGACATCGATTACGCCATCAGCTTTGCTGGCTCGACGTAATGGTGACTTGCTGTTAGGCCAGACAGGTTACATCGGCAAGTACGGCACGTATTTGGACGACACTGCTGAGTATCGCTTTCAGTATTTTACAAATCACAGCGACTTGGGCGACCAGAGCGTCACATCCATATTGAAGCGCATCGGTGTTGTTGTGATTGGCGGCACGAATCAGTTTGTTACCATCAAGTGGGGTTTTGATTTTAACGAAAACTATTTGTCGCAGAACACGCAGATTCCGACGCAAAGCGTATCTGAGTACGGAATAGCGGAGTACGGCGCCAATGGCGTTCCTGTTGCACAATACGCCGATGGTCTTGCATTGCAAACGCTTTACGCGCAGGGTACGGGTTCTGGCCGTATTGTTCAGACGGGCTACGAAGCTGACATCAATTCTTCGCCGCTGTCGATTCAAAAAATTGAAATTCTGTCGAAAAACGGAAGGGTGACATGAGTAACTACACAAAGAGCACGGATTTCGCCGCCAAAGATGCGCTGGCGTCCGGCAATGCGGCCAAGATCGTTAAGGGCACGGAGATCGATACCGAGTTCAATAATATTGCCACAGCCGTTGCGACCAAAGCGGATCTTGCCAGCCCTACGTTTACCGGCACGCCCGCGCTGCCAACAGGCACGACAGCGGTTACGCAATCGACGTCTGACGACAGCACTAAGTTGGCTACTACTGCGTTTGTGCAAGATATCGCTGACGCCATAAAAAGTGCGTTGTACCCGGTTGGCTCTATCTACACCAACGCAACTAGCAGCACCAATCCTGGCACGTTGCTAGGGTTTGGTACGTGGACAGCGTTTGGTGCTGGTCGTGTCATGGTGGGTTTTGACTCTAGCAACTCTCTGTTCGATACAGCGGAAGAGACAGGTGGCTCGGCAAACGCAATCTTAGTAAGCCACACGCACTCAGTAACGGATCCCGGCCACAGCCATACTTACAACAGAGACACCCTAGATAATTTGGACGGCGGCCCATTTAGTCGTAGATCTGGAACTGGCGCTGATTCAAATACCACTTCAACAGCAACTACCGGCATTAGTATCAGCACAGAAGGTTCTAGCGGCACCAATGCGAACTACCAGCCGTACATTACGGTTTATATGTGGAAGCGCACAGCATGATCGTTGAAAATTTACTTGACCATCAGATTATTCATCACTTCTCTGATGGTATGTACGCCAAAGAGATGCGTGTAGAAGCAGGGCAAGCTATTCTGAAGCACACGCATGACTTTAGCCACTTGTCGATTCTGGCTAGAGGTCGTGTAGCCATGCTGATCGGCGATGAGATAGAAGTTATTGAAGCGCCTGCTTGCATAGATGTCAAAGCAGGTTTGGTACATGGCATAAAAGCCATTGAAGATTGTGTTTGGTATTGCATTCACGCCACCGACGAGAAAGATCCGGCGAAGGTGGATGAAGTTCTGATAAAGGGGTACTAACATGCCAGTAACGGCAGCACTTATCGGCGGCGGCGCTAGCCTCTTAGGCGGCGTATTAGGCGGCAGCTCGCAAAAGAAAGCCGCGCGTATATCCGCTGACGCGCAAATAAAAGCCGCGCAAATTGCTGCCGAAGAGCAGCGTTTCCGCCCCGTTGGGGTAACGACACGGTTTGGCCAAAGCCAATTCCAGTTCAGCCCTGAAGGCCGTCTGATTGGCGCTGGGTATGATATTGACCCGCGTCTGGCAGCGTATCAGGATCGTTTGGATGCGCTGGCTGGGCAGCGATTGGGCGAAGCCGAAATGGCTGGAGAAGCCTACGCGCCGTTGCGTCAAGCCGGTCAACAGCTATTTAAGTTGGGTGGCCAGTACATGGCGGAGACGCCAGAACAGGTGGCCGAACGCTACATGGCGCGTCAGATGGATCTGTTGGCACCTAGCCGTGAACGTCAGTACGCGCAGCTGCAGAACCAGCTGTTCCAAACCGGCCGTGGTGGCCTGTCTGTTGGCGCTACTGGCATGCGACCAGGCGGCGGCGCTGGGCTTGGCGCGTCTAATCCTGAGTTGGAGGCGTACTACAACGCCTTGGCGCAGCAAGACGCGCAGCTGGCAGCGCAAGCCCAACAGGAAGGCCAGCGTCAGCTGGCGTTTGGCACGGGTCTGTTTGGCCAAGGCGCTGGTTTGTTGGGTGGTTACGAGTCAGGCGTCGCTGGCGCGTTGAATCCGTTCACAACCGCAATAGGCGGCATCTCAACGCTGGAGAGCTTGGGTCAGCAGCCGTTGGACATCGGCGCTCAGCTGGGCGGCCGTGCAGCAACCGCAGGCGCTAACGCGGGTCAGTCGTTGTTGCAAGGCGGATTGAGCGCGGCTCGCACAACGCAAGCGGCTAATTTTGACCCAATGTCCGCTGCATTGATGGGGTTTGGTAGTAATCCAGCGTTGACCGGCGGTATAGCAGGTCTGTTTGGCGGCGGCACTGCCCCCAGCACAATGTCTACCACCACCGCGCCAGCGTACAACATGCCGTCGTTTGGGCAACTTGTAGCGCCGTCAAGAACCGGTGGCGGCACTGCCCCGTACGCATACGTTTATTAAGCAAGGGTGAACTATGGCAACCAGTGATATCTTAGGTCTGTTTATGTCGCCTGAACAATATCAGGCGCAGCAGATGGCGCAGCAGCAGGCCGGTGAACAGCAACGCGCAATAAATTTTGCGGGGCTTAGCCCATTGCAACAGGCCAATTACGGCATTTTCATGGGCGCGCAACAGCTGGGTCGCGGCATAACTGGCCTGTTAGGTGTGCAAGACCCGCAGCTGCAGCGCATCCGCCAGCGGCAGGAGATCATGCAGACGATCAACCCTGCAGACCCTGAGTCGCTCATGGCTGGCATCCAGCGCGCGGCGCAAACAGGTGACCAAGAGTTGGCGCTGTCGTTGACCGACTTTATGAACAAGCAGGGCAGCGAGATGGCGCTGGCTCAACAGCGAACAGCTGCGGCTAACCGTGAACGTACCCAAGCGCTGCCGGCTGGCATTCAAGAAGCTGCGCGTATTGCTGAGATAGAAAGAACCTTGGTTGGGCTGCCTAAAGAAAGCACTGAGTACATTGCGTTGACCGCTGAAAAAGATAGATTGCAGCGTTCAGCACGCGCTGCAACAGCTACGCAAAGTGAGAAAGATGCAACGGCGTACGCAAATACAATAAGCGGCGATCCTAATTCAAAAGAATGGAAAGAAGCGTATAAAAACCGTTTAGATAGATTGCAGTTGGGTAAGGAAGGCTTAGAGAAGAAAAGCGCTTTCGCACAGCAGCTAGAAGATGCTGGATACATACCAGGTTCTCCAGCGTACGTATCCATGATGGATAAGTTCTTGACCAAAGAACTTGAAAATAAAGGTGGCGCTGAGAAGAAGAGCGCGTTTGCGCAGCAGCTGGAAGACGCCGGCTATATTCCTGGCTCGCCAATGTATGTGTCCATGATGGATGAGTATTTAACCAAACAGTTATCGGGTGCGGATGGTAAGGGTGTATCGTTTGGTGTGGATCGCGAAGCAATTGCCGCTGAGCTATATGGGAAACCATTTAAAGACTTAACTCAAGCTGAAAAAGCAAAAGTTAATCAGCGTAAAGAAGCCGAAGAAAATACGAGAGCGGCATCAAGTGCAGCTAAACTGGTTATGCCTGGGCAAACTAAAGAGGGTCCTAAAGGCATTAGCGGTTTCCGCAATGAAGTTATTCAGTCGGTCAAGCCGTTCCGCGACGCGGTTACGGGTGCAGACAACGCGCTGACTAGCATTAACGACTCGATTACTCAGGGTAACTTCGTATCGTTTAACGCGGCTCGAACGCAACTGGCTAAAGCCTTGGGTGATAGTACGTTAAGCCGTAAAGATATTGAGCAGGCTGGTGGAGACCCATCGATCCTTGGTGGGCTATTCGACGCAGCGTCCACTATGTTTACTGGCACACCATCAATAGACACGCAGAAAAAGATTCAATCCACGCTAAAAGCTATTCGTAAAGTAGCAGTCAATAAAGCAAATTCTGAATTGGCAGTGCAACGTAAGCTAGGAAAACGTGCTGGGTATACGGACGAGGATATGGCCGACGCTTTTGATTTCCCAGAATTTAAAGGTACTGGGGCTAAACCAGGCGGTGGTGACAAAGCTGTACCGTGGAACCAATTAAAGAAATAGGAGCCCGCAATGGATGTAGTTTTGCCTAACGGCGTAAAGATACCGGATGTACCCGAGGGCACGACGCAGACAGAAGTTATGCGTGTTGCGGTTATGAATGGCCTAATCACGGAAGATGAGGCTAAACAAGCGTTGGCTGGCCCACGTCGTCAACCCTTTGCGCCCACTACAAGCGATTTAGTTGCAGAAGAAGCGCGCCGTGGTTTAACTAATACGCCATCGTTCCTGTCTGGCCTCGGGAATATCTTAGCTAATTACGGCATTAACCCAATTAACCCTAGTGGGTATGTTAATCAGCAACGACCAAGATTTGCTACAGCTGGCGAAGCATTCACGCAGGGTGAGGCGGCTGTTCGCAAACCATTGATGGAAATGCTGGGTAGCACAGGCGTGCAGCCTTCAACTACCGGCGAAGCTATTCTTGGTGGTGGTGTTCAGGCAGTGACTGATCCGTTTAGCTATATGTTCGGCGGCACGGGTCTGTTTCGCGGCCCAGTTGCGCGTGTTTTAGGCGCGCCAGTCGAACAATTTGGCATTGGCGTCGGCGCGCAGACTGGCGTAGAGCAAGGACGCAAGACAAATATTCCCGGCGCTGAATTTGTAGGTGGGCTGTTGGGCGGTGGCCTTACCGCTTACGGCATGGGGCAAGGTCGTCGTTTTGCCGACTTAACCGGTAAAGGGCTGTCTTTAGCTAACAAAAAAGTACAAGATCTTACCGGCACCGTGCCGCAAGACGAGATGATGCGCGACGTCAATACGCGTATCAATAACATCTTTGCCGCTGCAGCCGCTGCCGATCCTAACTTCATGACTGTGCTGGAAAAAGCGTCTAAGGCGCAGCAGAGCGTGTCGCTTAAAGCGCCTGGCGCGCCGGCCGTGCAGCTGCCGTTGAACGCGCTGTTGATGGACAACCCCGTCATCAACAGTTTTATCCAGAACCTGTCCTCGCGCGACCCTAAGTTTCAAGCGCTATACGGTTCGCAGTTTGAAGCCGCTAAAGATGCGTTGCGCCAGAATCAACTTCGTTTGTTCGGTGACCCTAGCCAAATCAACTTGACTGGCATAAGCCGTGCGGACGCTGCTGCGCAAGCTAGAGCCACTGAAAAGTCGGTACAGCGCCAAATTCGCAGCTTGGATCAGCAAATTGCTGACGCCTATCAAGGACAGTCAATTGATCCAACTTCGTTCGGCGCTCGGGTCGAAAATTTGTTGGAGACAAAAGCCCGGGACGCAAGAAAGTCTACTAAACCGCTGTACCAAGAAGCGTTCGATATCGCGGCTAATAAGGGTGTCGTTTTGCCGTCTACCGCCGTGGACGACATCTACGGTTTTGTCACCAGCGAAACGAACCGCGATATTTTCAATAAGTTTCCTGTGCTGTATGGTTTGGTCGAGAAGCGTTTCCGCCCAAAGACCACAGAACCTAGTGCTATCTTGACGGCTGAAGGCGTGCCTGTGACGCCAGGCGGCAGATCGTTCTCGGATGTTAGCCCTGAAGCGCTAGATTCGCTGAAGCGTCGCATCAACGCGGATCTGCGCAGTACAAACAACACCGATCAGATTCGGTTCTTGACCATGCTCAAAGAAAAGGTGTCCGGTCACATCGACAACCTTGACCCTGACTTTGTCAACGCCTACCGCAACGCGGACAACACTTACCTGCAGCGCGTCGGCTTGCCGTACAACAGTGAGACGATCAAGAACATCGATCGCAAGCGCTTTGTGGAGCAGATCGCGCCAGCGCTTATTGGCAACCGCACCAACGTGGACGACTTAATCCGCGCGACCGGTGCCGAAGGCGAACGTCTAGCGCGCGATGCGTTCTACGACAGCTTCACCACAGCAGCGCTGAAAGATGGCGTCATCGACCCCAGAGCAGCCAACAAGTGGCTGTCCAAGAACGCGTCTAAGATGTCGTCAATTCCCGGTTTGGAAGCCGAGATGCGCGGCACGGTCAACAACGTGCAGGATTTGGTAAACCGCCGCACAGCCTTGGAAGCCAACTTCCGCCGCGTGACGGGTGACCAGGTGGTGCGCGAAGGTGGGTTTGCCAACGCGGGTGATTTGGTAGCCAAGCTGTACGGCGACGTGGATTACACGAACAAATTCATGAAGCAGTACGGCGCCAATAAAGACGCGGTCAACGCTGTTCGGTCGTTCATGTTGGACGACCTGCTTAAAGCCGGCGATCCAAAAGCTATGCTGTCTGATCGCAACAGGGCGGCCGTGTTTAACCGCGTCTTTGGACCCACTTACGCACAGAAAGTTGGTGATTTTGTGGAGATATCTTCGCGCTTAAATCGTGATCCGTCCAACGTATCGTTCCGTGGCGAGACGATACCGAAGACGCCGATTGAAGAGGCAACCGGCATCCCGCCCGAAATGATCCTGTCGCGTTTTAACAATCCGGTATCCGGTAAGTTCTACGCCATGACATCGCTGTTTAGTAAATGGTGGGCCGGCAGCGTGGCTAAGTCGACTGAGGAAAAACTTAAAGCCCTTTTGCTTAACCCGGCGGATGCGCAAAAAGTTTTTGCCGCGATACCTGATAAGCAAGGCGCGTTTGACACCAAGAAAATTAACGCGGCGGTGAATGCCGGCAAGAAATACGGCCTAAACTGGGTTGAAGACGCGATTGCCGATGTCTCGTCGGGAGCTGCCAGAGGCGCGATGCGCGCTGTTAATTCGGAAGCGCCTGTCCCTGTAGTCGAGCCCGATTACATGGAGGAATAAAATTGATCCGCTCACCCTACTGGCTGCTGCGAATGCTGCGGTTGCAGCAGTCAAGAAGGGATGCCAGCTCTACAAAGACATCAAGGGTGCCGCTGGCGAGGTTAAGGATGTACTGGATGATCTGAAGTCGCAGTTCCAGAAGATACCGAATCCAACGAACGCGCAGAAGATTCAGTACAACGAAGAAGTACAACGCATACAGGAAATAGGCAGGGCAGACCCGAACGACGTTTTCTTGCAGATCGGCAACGATCTGGGCTCTTTGATGGACGCGTATGACGACATCGGCAAAGCCTTCATTATGGCGGAAGCGGAGGCCAAAGAGGTCTACACCGGCACCCAGTCCATCGGAAAACGGGCGCTAAATCGTGTCATCATTCGGGCACGTTTGGACGCTATGCTGGCGGAACTGCGTGAAACAATGGTCTACAAAGCGCCACCTGAACTGGGCGACTTGTGGGGCAAGTACGAGAAGATGTGGAAGCAGATTGTCATCGAGCAGGACGAGGCGCATAAACGCGAAACATCTAGGCTGCAAAAAGAAGCGCTGTACCGGCGTAGGCTTTTGAGGAAACGTAAGGAATATGCAACATGGTTTTCCGCAATCCTTTTCGTCGTAGTGTGGCTCCTCGCCGTGCTAGTTCTAATTCGGGAGAGTCAGACGTATCGTTCGCTATCGTATTATGTGTTTTAGTTATGGCGCTGACGTTTGTTATAGTTATTCCGTTATTAGGCATTATGTACATGGACATGAATAACGCGATGAACGCGGCTGTGTACGAAGCGCGAAAGATGCGAGAACTGCGCAAACAGATTATCAATGAGCGAATGAAAGGCGAAGAATGATCACGCTTCAACAGTTCAAGCAGTTAGTTCCCAACACTAAATACCCCCAGCAGTGGTACGACACGCTCTTCGGCAAGCAGACCGAACTGGGCGGCAAGACCCTGCTCGACGAGTATGAGATCAACACACCCAAGCGCATCGCCGCGTTCATGGCCCAGTGCGGGCATGAGTCGGGCGGCTTCGTCTGGTTGACCGAGAATCTGAACTACAGCGCAGCAGGTCTGATGAAGACGTTTGCGAAGTATTTCCCTGACCAGGCAACGGCTGCTGCTTACGCCCGTCAGCCGGACAAGATCGCCAACCGCGTGTACGCCAACCGGATGGGCAATGGCAATGAGGCGTCGGGTGACGGCGCCCGCTACAAAGGCCGCGGTTTGATTCAGGTCACCGGCAAGGACAACTATTTCTGGTTCGCGTCGTCGCTCGAGATCACGCCGGAGGCGGCTGCCGAGTATATGCAGACCTTCGAGGGCGCAGCGCAAAGCGCCTGCTGGTACTGGGAAAACACAAGTTTGAACAAGCTGGCAGACGCTGGCGACATCTTGGCCATGACTAAACGGATTAACGGAGGCACCATTGGACTTGAAGACCGTAAGAAACATTACGCTCATGCTCTGCATGTGCTGGGTGGCTAATGCCTGCAGCGATCGCTTTCGGTATCCCTGCCAAGACCCGGCGAACTGGGAGACGAAAGAGTGCAAGCCACCCATCTGCACGGCGACAGGCACCTGCCCTGACGATGTAACTCAACCTGAAAAGGCCAAGCCATGACGCATCTGACCGAAGAACAACTTAACGCCTACCTAAAATTCGCGATCGGCATTACGTTCTGCGCGATCCTGGGCATGATGGCGACCCTGTCGATGTACTCGGTCGTGTTCGTCACGCAGCCGATGTCTGGCATGGCGCCAGCGGACAAGCAGTTTTTCCTGCTGCTTTCCGACATGTCGAAGTACATCTTGGGCGCCTTGGCCACACTGATTGCGGTTAAAGGCAAAGAAGCGCTGCCACAGTTTGTGCCGCCTAACTTGAGTAAGCCAGAGCCAGAGCCACCAAAGCCGGTAGTGACCACTACGGTGACAACCGTGCGTACTGAGTCAGAACCGTCGGCCACTGGCTACGGCGGCAAGCCAGCCCCTGTTCAACCACCTCATCCGGAGAGAGACGAATGAAAACCCTAATCGCTGCACTCGCGTTCGCGCCCCTCGTACTGTTCGCTGCTGAGACCAAGAAGGTCTGCCACAAAGAGAAGCAGAAAGGCAAAGAAGTCGAGGTCTGCAAAATGGTCAAGATCCATAAAAAACTCGACGGTACGAAAGTGCCCGAGAAGAAATGAATCCTTGGTTCCTTCTGGGCGCTGCGCTGGCAGTAGCTGCTGCCGGCGCTGGTGGTCTGTACAAGGGCCACAAACTTGGCATGGCCGAAGTCCAGCAGGCGTGGGACAAAGAGAAGACCCAGCAATACGCGGCGTATGCCGAAGCGCAGGAATCCGCACGTCAGAAAGAGCAAGAGATGCAGGCGTCAGCGGACAAATTGCGAAAGGAAAAAGATGCGGAAATTCGGAATATCAACGCTCGCGCCACTGCTCTTACTAACAGCCTGCGTGAGCGCCCCAGTCGCCCCGCCCCCGAAGCCAGTGCCGTGCCCAGTACCGCCAGTGCTGGATGCGCCCCCACCAGCTGTACTGGAGCAGGACTTTCTCGAGAGGATGCGCAATTTCTTGCAGGGGAGGCTGCCAGAGCAGACGAGCTCCGTGCAGCCCTCAAACAGTGCCACGCCCAGTACGACGCACTGAGGTCGCCGTGACTACATGCGGTGCTGTCGCAGCTGGCGGCACACCGCGCGGTCTTGCGGTGACATGTCGGGAATAATCTCCGCGATGCCGCACTCAGCGGCTGTAGGCCGACTGGGTGGTTCGGCGAAGAAAGCCAGAAAGCTCAGTGTCGCTACGACAATCGCAACGTAGTAGAGATAGACGAGTTCTTTCATACGCTCAGTAACCTCCCAAAGAATTTAGTGATCGGCGACTCGCGCTGTGGCTTGTCGCCCAGCACGATATCCTGCATGAATCGCTCTTCGGGCGTGGACGCCTTCTGATACAAAGGCGGTGTGTAAAACTCACCAATGCGTATTTTTCCAGTGTCATACGGCGCGGGTTTAACTACATCAAAGCTGCGAACGAATTTACCTTTATAGAGCATCGTCTTTCCTCCTATCTTCATTTGCGCGGCGAGCGTCAACACCTTTCTTTTTTATCAACGCTACCTCGTCGTTAGTATAAATCGATTTCCCCACCATAACGTTACCTGCTATCCACACCTCGGCTGAGTAGGCATTGTTCTTGCATGAGTCACACTTGCGCTGGCGGCGGATGCCGCCTGGCTGCTGCGTAGTGTTCACAACGTGCGTCTTGGCGCCGCAGTTCTGGCATTTCATGGTCGCACTGCCCCCGCGAGTATCTCGAGCCGTTCACGGGCGTCGCGCAGCGCGCAGTAGCGCTGGTGCAGGCGTTGCAGGTGCGACACCCGGCGCTCGGTCAGCTGCTCTTCGGTCAACAGGGCAAACACCTCGTCCTCGGAGAGTGACGACAGGGTGTCATTTAGTCTTCGCCAACTTAGCTTTTTCATCTTCGATCCTTTTCTGTATGTGAGCCACCTCTTCTAGCGCCCGCACGAATGTCCTGTGCGCTTGCGTCGATTCTTTTTCGCGTTGTCGGCACGACAGTATTGCCACCTTCAGTCGTGCCTTCCAGTATTGCAGTCGTTTCATCGTCTTCCTTTCAGCTCTTTCGGTATCTTTGGTTTTGGACACCAGCCGATGCAGTCGTCCGTCCACACGCCGATGATGCAGACACCACCAGGATTTAACAGCAGCATGCTGGTGGCCTTGGGTGGCGGCTCCACATCAGGGTCGCGGAAATAGAGCTGGTCTGTTGTCGCCTGTGGAAACTCAGTCATGTGTTCTTCTCCTTCAGCTTGGCTTCGATGGCGCGGGCATATTTCAAGGTGTCGAAATAGCAGTTGGTCACATAGTGTTCTGCCATTGCTTCGTACTCCTCATCCGTCAGCCCTACCCATTCTTTCTTTTGCGGGGCGGTGTAAAGCGGCAAAGGATTAAGTGATTCATCTGGTTTGCCGTGATATAAACCAGCGTTGTGACTAATCCACGCCACCGGCTCCGGTTCAGGCTGCGCTAGTCTAGCGCGGAGTGCTTCGATCGCTGCTACTGTCTTGTGTGACTCCTCTGCGCCATCTGCAACATCTTCCAACGCATCCAGCGCCATCTGCATCAGTTCTCGGTCAGTCATTTCAGTGCCTCCATCGCTATGTCGGAAATTGCTCGTTTGTCGTGCAGGGCGGCGTAGATTTTCTCGTCAACTGTCTTCTCGGCGAGCAGAATATAGACCCACACGTCGCGCTGCTGTCCAGATCGGTGGAGTCGTCCAATGACCTGTTCGTAGAGTTCCAGCGACCACGGCAACGACAGAAAGACCATGTGGCATCCACCGTGCTGGAGGTTAAGACCGTGTCCGGCGGATTTTGGATGTACAGCAAGGAGCTCGATTTGGCCGGCGTTCCATCGCTCAATAGCGCGGTCATCATCGAGCGTGGCCAGCTTCGGATAGCGGCGACGAAGTTCCGCCACTTCCTCCTGGAACTGATAAACAAGAAGCGTGTTCGCATGCTGATTCTCCTCCAGTAGTTCGTCTAATCGATCAAACTTGTGGCTGCTAAACCACACAGCCTCCTTGAAATGCGAAAATTTACCCGGCACTGCCGTTGCCACGCGTTCGGTCGAGTAGGCAAATCCTGACGCCATCTGTTGCAACTTTGATGTAACGGCTGCGGCATTCGCTGCCAGCACTTCAACCGTTGGGAACTGCACCACGAAGTCTTTCTTCATCTTTTCATACGGCAGCCGGTCGCCCAACGGGCAGCGCAGCTGCACGACATGGCACTCGGGCAGCTTGTCCTTGTACTCGCCTGGCTCCAAGACGTAGGTAGCCGGCTTGATGCGCTGCATGACCAAGGGCAGGGCGCCTGGGCGTGGCAGCCACTCGCCGAAGTCGCGGTTCATACATACAAAGTATTGCTGCAAGAAGGCGCCTTTGGCGCGGCCCAGCAGTTTCTCGTCGACGATCTTGCACTGGCCGAAGACGTCTTCCAGACCGTTACTGGTGAATGACCCCGTCAGACCCCAGCGGATCTTGAACTGGTCGATCACCTTGTGCAGCGCCTTGAAGCGTGTGCCGGAAGGGTTCTTCAACTTCGTCAGCTCGTCGAACACAATCGCATCGAACTCGGACAAGTCTTGATCAGCCAGCCACTGGATGTTGTCGTAGTTGGTTGCAACGATGTGGGCGTCGGAGTCTAGCGCCTCGCCTCGACTGCGTGGTGTGCCCACCGCCATGCGGCAATGCAGCATCGGCGCCCACTTACGCGACTCGATTGGCCACACGTCCGTACAGACACGCTTAGGCGCCAAGACAAGGAAGCGTGACGCGTAGCCGTCCTTGACCATCGCCTGCATAGCCGTCAACGTGATCGCCGTTTTGCCCGCGCCCACGGGCGCCAAGATCATCGCCCGGTCACGCTCGTATAGGAAGTCGGCGGCTTCATCTTGGTAAGGCCTAAGCTGCATCGCGGCCCCTTGCCATGATTAGCCTTGCAAGCATCCCGTCATACCCTTTCACTTCATTAGCACAAGCCTCGCGTTCTCGTTTTACACCAGCTTGCCACCCTTCCCACGCCCAGAACAAGGCGCTCTCCAGTTCATATGGGTTGTCGTCAAGTAGCTCATCGGAGTCCCACCACTCATTAAATTGTTTGGTTAATCCATTCATCAATCATCTCCGTTGACCATAAACAGGCATAGTTTTGTTTTAAGCGCAACACATCGTTGCGGAATATCTTTTGTAGTTCGGACAGCCGACCGCCTTTGGTTTTCAATTCGACAAACCATGTGCTGCCATCAGGCATACAAGCGATGCGGTCACTCACTCCGCGCTGGTTGACTGACCTGAACTTGTACGTCTTGCCGCCAGCGCTCTCGACCGTCCAGACAAAATACTTTTCAATTTCTTTTTCTAACATGCTGCGAAATATAAGGCATCAAAAAGTATTTGACAAGGATTATTTTAGGGACTACAGTCGAGGCTCAAACAGTAAACGGAGGTACAGTGAGCCATTCCAATATCGTCGGCGGTAGCACCGCCAAGCGCGTCATCAACTGCCCGGCATCAGTCAAGCTAGTGCAACAGATGCCACCACAAGCCGAGTCCGAACACGCAGCACGCGGCACTCTGCTGCACAACGTCATCGCCGAACTCTTGGAGTTCGACAAGAGACCAGCGCAGTGCTTAGGCGCCACGTACAAGACACAGACACTCACGCAGGAGCTAATTGATGAGAAAATTATTCCCGCTCTCGCGGCGCTCGACGAGATCGACCCCGAAGAGAAAATGGAGTACATGGTTGAAACCCGAGTTGGCTTTGGCGATTTTCTGCCTGGTGTCTTTGGTAGCACTGACTTACTTGGGCGTAAAGGTAAACGCGCGATCGTTCTTGATTGGAAATTTGGCGATGGCGTACTTGTGGATGCTGAAGACAACCCTCAGCTCTTATTTTACGCAGCCGCCGCTATGCGAACACCCGCTTGTCAGTGGGTATTTGAAGGCGCTGAAGAAATAGAGTGCATCATTGTGCAGCCGCCAGCGATGCGTCGCTGGGTGACGACACCCGAGCGTGTGAAGCAGTTCGAAGTTGAACTCGCTCGCGCTGTGCGTGAGTCGTCATGGCCAAACCCAACGATGCAAACGGGCGACCACTGCCGTTGGTGCACGGCTAAGCCGATCTGTCCTGAGATGACAGGAGCTGCTGAGCGCGCATTGAAGGTGCAACTGGCTGCATTGCCAGCAGAGCAGATCGCCATGCAGCTGCAGCAGGCCGACATGCTGGAGGATTACGTTAAGAACCTGCGCGCGCTCGCGTTCCAGCTGCTGGAGAACGGACAGACAGTGCCAGGTTACAAACTGGTCGCCAAACGTGGCACACGCCAGTGGGTGGACGAAGAGAAAGCGAAAGCGTTTCTGTTGAAGTCGCTTGTTGAGCCGTACAAAGAGTTGGAAGTTATTTCGCCGGCACAAGCCGAGAAGCTCTTAAAAAAGATTAAAATGGAATTACCGGCGGAGTTAGTCGTATCGATTTCGTCGGGTAGTACGTTGGCCACGGATGATGATGCACGGCCAGCGGTGTTGCAAATCGGGAAGCAGTTGTCTGCGGCCCTCTCTAAACTTTAAGTAAAGGAAACTACAATGTCATTCGCTATAGCAAACCTGCCAAACGTATCCGCGCTCACCACTGCGCTTCGTTCACTGGAACAAGATGTCGGCGCCGTTGGCTCCGTCATTTTGAAGATGGACAAGGGCGGCCACTGGGTCTACGGTGCGAACCAAACCGAAGTTGAAGACGGCACCACATGGGCAGTCAATCCCATGTCGTTCGTTCACGGCTTCATCGCATGGGGTGAGGGTGAAGTGCTGGCCGAGAAGATGGTGCCAGTCACTGAGCCACGTCCTGAAGTCGGTGTTGCGCCGCCTGATGCGAAGAAGGGCTGGGAAGTGCAGGTAGGAATGGGGCTGAAATGCCTCAGTGGTCAGGACAAGGACTTGGAGGTGCGCTACACCGTCACGTCTGTGGGTGGTAAGCGCGCTGTCCAGCAGCTGGGCGTTGCGATTGCTACGCAAGTCGAAACTGATCAAAGCAAGCCTGTGCCGGTCGTGCGTCTGAAGAAAGACCACTATCAGCACAAGTCGTACGGCAAGATCTACACACCGGTCTTCGAGATCGTTGAGTGGATCAGCATGGATGGCAAGTCGACCGACGCAGCTGAAGAGACTGCTGAAGCCGAAGCCGCACCTGCCCGCCGCCGTCGCGGCTAAGTAGCACGGGGGAAAGCGGATGCTGACCAGTTAGCTGAAATGCAAAGGCAGTGCAGCGAGTACCCCACCTTTTCTATGACCCCGGTCATCTAATCATCAGGCTCTTCCTTGGTCGGTTCGACCTGATGCTGGCAAGATGACAGGGGTCACCCTCTACCATGACCGTATTGTTTGCAGATTTCGAAACCCGCAGTCGATGCGACCTTCCGTCGCGCGGCGGGTACAACTATAGCTTAGACGCAAGCACATCTATCCTGTGCTTTTCCTATGCTTTTGGAGACGACGATGTACAAACGTGGACGCCAGATCAACCATTCCCTGAATCCGTATCAGAACACATTCGCGCTGGTAAACAACTGCGGTTTCATAACGCCGGTTTTGATCGTCAGATCTTTTGGAATGTCTTATGCCAAGATTTTGGCGTACCAAAGCCTGCGCTTGAACAATTCTATTGCACCGCTGCACAAGCGCGTGCTAACTGCTTACCTGGCAGCCTTGAAGACGTCGGGCGAGCGATCAGTAGCGTCATGCGCAAAGACCATCGAGGAAACCAACTTATCCGAGCGCTATCGATCCCCCGCGCAGATGGGACTTTCAACACTGACCCGGCGTTGATGGCCGAGATGGTTCAGTATTGCGAGCAGGACGTCCGTGCCATGCGCGCCATCTCCAAGGCCATGCGGCCACTGTCGGATGAGGAGCTGGCCGACTACCACGTCAACGAGCGCATCAACGACCGTGGCGTGCTGCTGGATCTGCCACTGGCGCAGGCCGCCATCCGCTACGCATCGGTCGAGCTTGAAGAGATCGAGGCGCTGGTGCATGAGCTGACCGAAGGCGAGATCGCGTCGGTGCGCAGTCCGCGCATGAAGTCGTGGGTCATGGCCCGCGTCGGACCGCAGGCGCTAAAGATGATGGAGACGTACAAGGACGGCGAACTAAAGTACAGTATCGACAAGTCTGTACGCGCTAATTTGCTGGCTTTTGCCGAGGAGAACCCTGATGAGATTCCGACCACTGTTGCGGACGTCATTCAATGCGCAAGTGACTTATGGGCGAGTTCGACTGCGAAGTTCGGCCGGCTTGCGAGCTTGGCAGATGAAGACGATCAACGAGTTCGAGGTGCTTTTGTCTTCGCCGGAGGCTCTGCCACAGGACGTGCTTCGTCGTATGGGGCTCAATTTCACAATTTCGCGCGCAAGTGCGCCGCAGCCCCAGATGATGTTAGGCACGCTATGGTCAGAGGCCACAGCATCACCCCAAGATTTGGAAAATGCACTGCAGATGTTCTCAAGGGAATGCTCCGGCCCGCACTGATCCCGGCGCCGGGTAAACAGTTCGTTGTCGCCGATTGGTCAGCTGTCGAGGCACGGGTCACCGCCTGGGCGTCAGCCGACCCGCAGGCCGAAGAGGTGCTACAGGTCTTCCGTGAAGGTCGTGACATCTACAAGCGTGAGGCCGCCGGCATCTACCGGGTCGCCGAGGATAGCGTAGACAAAGACCAGCGCCAGATCGGCAAGGTCGCGATTCTCTCACTTGGCTTCGGCGGCTCGATTGGCGCCTTCTCAGCAATGGGTCGCAATTATGGTGTGTTTATGCCCGAGTCGGATTCTCGCCGCATTGTAGACGCCTGGCGTCGCGCTAATGCGTGGGCAGTGCGTTACTGGGGCAAGCTCGAAGAGGCGTACACGCGGGCACTACGCAATCCTGGACGGGAGTTCACCGCTGGGCGCGTCACGTACCTGTTCCAAGGCCAGCATCTTTGGTACGCGCTGCCATCGGGTCGCATCCTGTGCTATCCGTTTGCTAAGTTCGAAGGCGACGATATTACGTACGTCAAAGCAGCCTGGAAACCAGCAGCGGATGCGAAAGAATGGCCACGGGCACGCTTGTGGCGGGGTCTGGCTTGTGAGAACATAACGCAGGCGATCGCCAACGATCTGCTGCGGCACGCTTTACGCCAGCTTCCTGACGTAGTGCTGCATGTACACGACGAGATCGTTCTGGAGACGGCAGACCCTGATGCACCCAATACCCTGAAACAAGTGATGTGTACGCCGCCCTCATGGGCGGAAGGTTTACCTTTGAACGCCGAAGTCGAAGTAATGAGTCGATACGGCAAATAAAAAAGCCGCCTGGCAGGGCGGCTTTCATACTACATAGGACAGCAATGGAATTCCTTGATTATATACAGAATCTCGCGCCCGAGGGCGAAACAGCCTTAATCGTACGTCAAAAACCTATCCTATCCGACGGCAAGCTACAGTTCCATGCGGACGGCGCCGTTAAATGCACATGGCCCGCCTACCTGCCCACACACAAGCGCAAAGACGGCGAGAGCTGGTACGGCAACACGGCGTCCTTCATCAAAGACCGGTTTAAGGATGGGCGCCCCAGCGCATCCGCCGCTAATTGTGAATACATCCTGGTCATGA